ACGCTAAACACATGATTTGCCCAAACCCCAATAACCCCACCCATCCCCGATAGTCCGTTTCACAGTCCGCCACATGCCCGAATAGCCCACATCATGGCATGCATCATGGGCACATCATGAGCATCATGCTCACATCAGGCGACCCCTAGTTTTCCATAATGATTATGGTCTGATATATCACCAAAATATCAACTTATCCACAAGGTCAGGTTCTCGGGTAGGGGAGCATGGGGGGGTACGGGTCACACTCTCGTGTATGATTCTTATAGCCTAGGGTTGGAGCACTATTTTTGTAGTGTCGGATACCCCCCGTATTTGTTTGTGGGTCCCCCGACCCACATATAATATATAAAAATTTTAAACTTTTAAGTTTTTAGCAGTCCCATTTTCTTAATGCTAGGGCTTTGCGTGTTGGTCGTCCCTTAGAGTCCTTTAGTGGTCCTTGCATGCCGCCCATTCTTGCGCAGAATGATTTGCGGCGTGCTGCCGATTTTGGTGATTTGGCTGCTTGTTTAGCGCTGACAGGTGGTTTTAGGTTCATGCCTTGGGCTTTGGCTGATGCTCGTCCTTTGGCGTTTAATCCGCCTGCTGGGTTTTTGCCTTCTTTTCTTGTCCATGCAGCAGTTTTTGGCATTATCTGTAGTTCCTTGTCTTTCGGGCTATGTTTTTGGGTTGTTTAACGAACTGTTTACCAGCCTTGGTGCCTTTACGCTTTGCTGCACTAGTCCTAGCGTACTCTGATGCCGTTAAACCTTTGATGGCTGCTGACGGCAGATACCGTTCACCTGTAGCCTTAGGTCCAACAGTAGACGGTTTACCTGACTTTGTACGCCACTTTTGGTCCGACCATTTACTGAGCGATGATTGTGCAGCAGTCTTAGGTCCACTAAAAGAGCCACCTGCTGACTGGTATCGTTTGTTTGCTATTTGTGCTTTACGAGCCGACCACTGCCCCGCTTTACCACCAGCAGTCCCAGCCTTAACAGAAGCAACTATTCGTTTTCGTAATTCTGGTTTGGTGTACGCCATTTTGTCCACGCTTCTTGTATTGTAAACAGCACAAACTGTTCAAGTATTGTCACCTCGCTATGGCTCGGTGACTACAGTATCCAGTATTCCTTACCCCCCCCCTATAATCCCCCCCGTTGTTCCCTACAGGAACAAATTTTACACTAGTAGCATGGACAAAGAAAACATCCTAGATGTGCGGCAAGAAAAATATTTGAACTGGCTGTGTACGCCAGCGTCTGCTCGGATACCTGCTAGTCAAGAGAAGTATGCTCAGCAGGAAGGTATTGACCCTACAACTCTTAGACGCTGGCAAAAGAAGCCGTCTTTTAAATCTGAGTGGGCTAAACGGGTTGAGGACCTACAGGGCAGCCCTGAAAGGTCGCAAAAGTTATTAGACGCATTATATGCTAAGGCGTTAGATGGTGATAATAAGGCTGCTCAGTTGTATCTTCAGGCTACGAACAGGTTGGCTCCTACTCAGATTAAGGTTGAGCATTCTCAGAAGTTGGATGAAATTTCGGATGCCGAGTTGGATGCTTTGATTGCTAGGGCTGCTTTGGGTGAGAAACATATTCGGCAGGAAACTGCCGACTTCGCTAGGGAACTAAAAAGTCTATAGTTATGGCTACTACTAATGATGCGATGTTTGTTGCTTTGAAGGCGCAATATCCAACGCTGTCTACTTTGGGTGATTTGATGTATGCGTTTGCTCAGGACAATGGTTACAATTTTCGCAATACGCTTGCTTATGAGTTTTATGCTGCTACTGGTGCTACGGGGACAACTCTTGGCGATTTGGCTAACTCGTATTGGAATGACCCAGATTTTGCTGTTTCTAACCTTGAGGTTGAAGATGGAACAGATTTTTTATTGGAGGATGGGGAATTTGTTTTAATGGAGGCTGGTAATGTCTGATAAAAAAATAACGCAACTTGATGCTTTAACCGAGTTGGCTTCTGGCGACCTGTTTGTTGTTGTTGATAGCGTTGATGGTACTCCTGTTAATAAAAAGATTACGGCTTCTAATGTTGCGGACTACATCAATAGTCTTGTCCCTGCTGGTGTTACAGATTTAAATGATTTGGATGATGTTACAATAACATTCGCTTCCAGCGGACAGTTGTTGTCATACAACGGTTCAGCGTGGGTTAATAGTGCGCCTGTGGCGGCTTATAACCCTGTTGAAGCCGCAGTATTCATGTAGGGAACGATTTAACCACTTATTAGGAGATAACAAATGGCAACATTCACTAAGAAGATTCTTTCAGGTAGCACAGACGGCAAAGCCGTTAAGGTTGCTGCTACTGCTACTGCTGGTACAACGATTCATACTGGTTCGGCTACGGCTACCACTCTTGATGAGGTTTGGTTGTATGCAGTAAATAGTTCTGCATCGTCAGTGAAACTGACGATTGAGTGGGGCGAAGCAACTGCACCTGATGGCAACATTGAAGTAACTGTTCAACCAGAAGCAGGTCTCGTGACTGTAATTCCTGGTTTGCTTATTAAAGGTAATGCGACTCCGCTTGTTGTTAAGGCGTTTGCTGCGACTGCGAATGTGGTTTGTATTCACGGTTTCGTTAATCAGATTACGGTTTAACCATGCCCAATAGGCGTGAACTTGGCTATGTGAGCGCAGGCTCAGTACCGACTATTACTTTGACCCCACCTGTTTACGGTGTTGCTACGGGTGGTAGTTCGTCAAGCATTACAGTTTCATCTCAGAACTATACGCTTCTGACATTCACGAGTGACGACAATCTTGTTGTTTCTTCGGGTGGGCTGTTTGATGTGCTTTTGGTGGGTGGTGGTGGCTCATCTATGGGTATTGGCGATTCAAGTGCGGGCGGTGGCGCAGGTGGTGGTGGAATTTTTCAACAAACTGTTTATTTTGAAGCAGGAACATGGACAGTTGATGTTGGTGCTGGTGGAGCAGGAGCAAGTTACCTTAATAGGAGATACGCAAATGGCAGAGGTTCATCAATCTATAATGCTGTGAATAAAGGTTTTGGTGTTGCTGGCGGTGGTGGTGGTGCAGGTTGGGCTACGACAGCCAGCGGAACTGGTGGGTCAAGCGGTGGTGCTGGTAATGGAGGCAATGTAGCATATGTTTCTAACGAAGGTTTAACGGGAAATATTGGTGGGGCAGGTTTTACCAATGCTGGCGGTGGTGGCGGTGGTGCTGGCGGGGTTGGTTCTGCGGGAAATGCTGGAGCAACAACTGGTGGTGCTGGTGGTGCTGGTTTAGATATTTCAACATTCTTAGGGCAATCTGCTAGCACGACAATTAAAGCAGGTGGTGGCGGTGGAGGTGGAACAACTGGTGGCGCAGGTGGTTCGGGTGGAGGTGCTGCTGCTGCTAATGCTGGTGGCACAGGTTCTAACGGCACAGCCAACTCTGGTGGCGGTGGTGGTGCTGGTGAGATTTCTGGCAGCGGTGGTTCGGGAATTATCTATGTAAGGTTCAAGGTTTAATTATGACCGCACAATACTTTGCACAAATTGATGAAAATAATATCGTGACAGATGTTCGTGTTGTATTACGAGAGTTTTTAGAAGCAAACCCTGAGCGTTACACAGGCACTTGGGTCGAAACATTTTTTGATGTAGCGGGCAAACGCTACGCAGGTATAGGGTTTGAATATCTTTCAGATGTACAAGATTTTAGAGAACCACAGCCATATCCTTCGTGGACTTGGGTAGATAATCGTTGGCAACCGCCAGTACCAAAACCTGCTGATGGCATATTGTCGTGGAATGAAGAAGCACTTGAATGGGTTAGGAGTTAGTTGTGGCTGCAAGGTTGATGGGTTATGTTTCGGCTAGCAACACACCAACAATCGTTTATCCAACTAACCCCCAAATTGATTTTCTTGTTATCGCTGGTGGCGGTGGTGGTAGTAATTCAGATTTAAGCACATATTTTGGTGGTGGTGGCGGTGCTGGTGGGTATCGCAACTCGGTTTTAGGTGAATCGCAAGGCGGTCTTGGAACACTTGACAATACCGTTCCACTCATAAAGACATTGCTTTATCCAGTTGTGGTTGGTGGCGGTGGTGCTACAGCAACTGCGGGTAGTAATTCAACTTTCAATACTCTTACTGCAACTGGTGGCGGTCGTGGCGGTGGCACAGTAGGTGCAGCAGGTAATGGCGGTTCAGGTGGTGGTGGTAGAGGTCTTTCACAGGCTGGCGGAACAGGAACAACTAATGAAGGATTCGCTGGTGCTACTGGTGGTGCAACTGCACTTTCTGGTGGTGGTGGCGGTGCTGGTGCTGCTGGTGCTGCTGCACCTGGTAATGGCGGTGCTGGTTTGGCTTCAAGTATTACAGGAAGTTCCGTTACTCGTGCTGGTGGTGGTGCTGGTGCTAATACTGGTACAGGTGGCACAGGTGGTGGCGGTGCTACAAACACAGCAGGCACAGCAAATACAGGTAGTGGTGGCGGTGGCGGTGGCAATCCAGGTACGGGTGGTGCAGGCGGTAGCGGTGTCGTTATTTTGCGTTATTTAACTAATACGGGAACAATAACTTTTGGCGCAGGTTTAACTGGTTCAACAGCAACTAGCGGTAATTACACAGTCGCAACCATTACTGCTGGTTCAGGGAATGTGAGTTGGGCATAATGGCACATTACGCATTTATAGATAGCAACAATGTTGTGGTCAAAGTAATTGTCGGCATTGATGAAACAGTCACACAAGATGACAACGGCACACCTGTCGGCGGTTCAACAGAAGCATGGGAACAATTCTACGAAAACCAACCTTGGCACTCAGGGCTGACTTGCAAACGCACTTCATACAACGGCAACATTCGTGGCGCATACGCTGGTATCGGTTACACCTATGACGCTGTGAACGATGTGTTCGTAGCCCCACCAGCCCCAGAAGCAGAAGCCGAATCGTAATGTGGGCAGGCATTTAACACGCTGGCTAATACCGTTACC